GGCCTATAATGTATCCGTAGTTGTTGATGATTAGTGGGACACTAATTGTATTTGGGATAAGCAAACCACCAACAGACGTATTGTCAGACCACAAGTAAACACCGCTTGCCACGTTAGCCACGATAGGGGCAACCCCATCCCACCCAGCCGCAGTAGCCAGCGTCTGCAAGTTTGCCTCCTGCGTGTTGCTACTGATAGTAAAGATAAAATGCTTAACCGTGTTATAAAACTGATTAAAGCTGATCGCGCCAGATGTCGGCACGCCAGTATTATTCGACGTAACGTATGCGCCGTTGCGGTAATACTCACTCAGGCTGATCGGGGCAGACCCACCAAACTCAGCCTGAATTTCTGTTAAAGCCAGCGATCCAGACGATTTGATGGTCATTAGACTGTCCCGTAAGCTGTGACGTTGCCAGTGACAGTCAGGTCGCCAGAGGCGTCGATCTTCATTTTGTTGACACCCCCGGTGGCGAAGTAAAGCACGCCAGCGCTTTCGGTGATGGTCCAGTTGCCAAGATCAACAGTGGTCACGTTTGCAGTCGTCACAGCCGCTGTGGGGATCGTCACCGTCCCCGTGAATGTCGGGCTGGCAACTGGAGCCTTGGCGTCGATCTGGGCCTGAACACCAGACGTCACGCCGGATAAATACCCAAGCTCGGCAGCAGACACCCCGCCGAGCAGCGTGTCCAGTGCGGTCCAGTTGCTGTTTAGCTTGGTTCCCCAAGTGTCCTGGTCGCCGTTGACGGTCGGGAGGTTCCAGCTATAATTCGTCGTTACAGTCATGTGACCAACCTTTGTGTCGGGTTTGCTTGGTGGCACCTTAGCAGAAATATTGAGGCTTTACTACGCCGCGACAGGTATGCTCACACACCTCAACTTGGCTTCTCTGGCCAAGTCACATTATCGGGGAAGCCAGCCTGAGCCGTAATGTCACGGAGAGCCTGACGGTAGGTAGCCCATGCCGCTTGATCGACAGGGGCGTCTGCTACCTGTGTCCAGTCGCAGGATGCTATTGTCGTGTTGCGATACATGCGGACCTCTTGCTTTTTTATCTCCAGCTTTTCCGCCAACTCCGACGCCGATAGGTCCGTGACAGTCCAACGAATAGCCCATTGTCCGCCGCTCTCGGTCGGTTGTGCGTCCTGCTCAATGCGCTGAGTGGCTTCATCGTATACAGGGGCATTAAGCACTGTCACCGGATGAACGCCGTAAGCCGCCAGCGTGGCGTCCGGGATAACCTTCGGGAACGAGGTGTTTGGGTTGTCCTTACGGAGTTGCCCAATGCTGTATGGGTAGACCGTCTGGCCACCTTGTGTTTTGACGTATGCCATGTGTATTTCCTTATGGCTAGATTAAGAAATGCTACCGTCTGGGTTCACAGTAAAGCTGCCGCTGGCGCTCATATTCTTGGTGTTTGTGCCTATGATTATAAGGCGACCATTTTTACCCGCCTCAACATATGCGCTACGACCCCCATCACCGTATGTCGTTGACGAATTACCGTAATAAGTTCCACCACCACCTGCAACATTATAGCCGCTCAAGGTTATGCTTGCGCCACCCGGCACGGCGCTACCCGGTGTCGCATTGGAACCCGCTCCACCTGCACCGCCGCCTGCACCATGACCACCAAGGCCGGAATAACCGACCCCCGCACCACCGGGATTGCCGTATCCAGTAAGACCCCCTTGGCTGGTTTGAGTGGCGGAGCCACCCGGATACCCGCCATATGACGTCTGCCCACCTCCACCACCAGACCCACCGTCGCCGCCGAATGCGGAAAAGTAACCGTCGTTGCTGTAATGACCCAAGCCACCGCCGTATGCTGTTAATACAGAGTCAAGCGTTAGCGTGCTATTCCCGCCGTTAGACCCACCACCGCCAGCACCGCCCAAGCCAATTGTGCAGCTATAAGTTCCCGGTGCAACAGCGATAGTGCCGTGTAAGACCCCGCCTGCACCTCCGCCCCCACCGGGCCTTCCACCATTAGTCGATCCAGCACCGCCGCCACCGGCGATTAGGAGGAACGTCACGTCTACTGGTCCACCAACGCCGCCAGCACCCATCAATTTGCCTGTAGAGAGCATTACGAGCCATCCCCAACAAGCGCTCCATAAAGGACCGTGGACACCTTCCACAGGGCAACAACGGTATAGCCAGAAGTTGCCAGCGTAGGCGCAGTGCCTCCACCGTTCACCCAAGTAATTGTCGGCCAAGTGACCGTGTATGCAGACCCATCGTCGATCATCAGTGTGATTGCCTGACCAGCCGAAAAGCCATCTGTATAGGTTGTGTTACCAGTCAGCGTATGCGTCTGGATTGAGCCGTTATCCGGCTCTAGGGAGGCAGAGGTGCCGGAGAGTGCGTATACATCTTCGACAGGCGTTCCTGTAACCGATAGCCCGCTGGGGAAACCGGGTGCGCCTGTGCCGTCAGCACCAACAATGGAATTTACACGGATTTGAGACATTGGTTATACCCCTTGCGGCTCTGTCGGCCAAGTAATGTTGTGAGGGAAGCCAGCCTGATCCGTAATATCACGGAGAGCCTGACGATAGATGGCCCACGCAGCCTGCGCCACTGGGGCATCTGCTATCTGCGTCCAGTCAGAAGCCGCCAATAAAGTGTTTCGCTGCTGTCTCACGCTTTTTGCCTGTACGTCGCTAGGTACCGCCCGTGGAATGAAGACACCATCAACATACCCATCCCCTATATTAGCGTAGTCTGAGGCAGGCCAATCAGAACACCAAGATGGTATATCTAGTGGGTTAACCACTATGACCTGCTCGACGACACCTCGACCATCTATTTTTGCTAATCTCATCACGTGTACTCCAGTACGATAACTACGCCGCTTTGACTTGAATAGCCCGCTACGGTGGTGCCAACAGAACCCCAAGCACCTTTGAACCCGCTGTTTAGTAGGTTATTTGACCCCCAAAAGGAGGCTTCCACCCCCGCTCCAATATTAATGTCTCCGGTTGTTGGCTTTTGTCCTATACCTGTGTTCCCGAGGTCAAGACCACCAAGCGCAGTAAGTGAATTTACCCCATCCGCCCATGTTGTGTTTCCACCCGCACTCGCATTGACCCCATCTGCATACCCGCCTGCGCCTACCACGACAGTAGCCGACGACACAGTGCTGACATCAAGAAAATTTATTGTGGTAGAACCTGCCCCAGCGTTTTCGACGTTCCCCCTACCACCAGCACCACCCGTCATAATCAGAATAATGGACTTTACCCCTGTGGGCTTAACCCAAGTCCTGCTTGCCTCAAATACTTGTATGGAAGAAAAGGATGGCAGATTTGTAAGGTTAGAACCATCAATGGCAGGGAGGGTGCCAGTAAGGTTTGCGGCAGGGATAGACGATGCATCCGTTAACAAAGCACCATCAACATCAGGGAGTGTCAGCGTCCTGTTGGTGTTGCTGTTAGGGCTGGCAATAGAGAATACCCCAGTGCCAGAAGCGTTAGGTTCTAGTGCAATCTTGCTCATATCAGATCACCACGTATCTTGCGCCGGAGGACACTGTTAGTGTCACCCCAGAGTTTATTGTTACAGGCCCGGTAGACATGGCATTCTTGTCTGCGGGGATGGTGTAGTCGGTAGTGATCGCTTGATCGTTCTGGTAAAACACTTGGTCAGTGCCGCCACCCGTAGCGCCAGCCGCAGCAACGCCAGACTTCCAGCTTGAACTTGCCGCCTCCCAGATGAGGACATCACCGTCAACAGGTGTCATTGACCCAACGTCAGATAGGTTCTGAATGCTTTCGCCCGAGAGGCTTTGGAGGGCGGTGTCAGCCAGCGCACCCTGTGCAGCGGTGGCATAGTCAGTGCTTGCCGTGGCGGCTGCGGAGCCAAGGGTGGGAAGTCCAGACAGGTCAGAGTAAGCGCCAGTTTGCGCTACCGTAGAAAGACCGAGGTTGGTTCTGGCTGTGGCAGCATCATTTAGGTCTGACAGGTTATTAGCCGACAGCAACACGCCAGACAAAGAAGCATAAGCAGCAAGCCAAAGGCTTCCGTCATACACCTTCATAATGTTGTCGGTTGTGTTGAAGTATAGCGCTCCAGCTGCGAGAGCATTCCCGTCATTATCAAGCGTTGGATCGCTGGCTTTCTGGCCAAGGTAGCGATCATCGAAATTGTCTAAAGCTGCAAGAGCGGCGTCAGCAGATGCCGAAGCAGAAGATGCCGAGGAAGCAGCCGAGGACGCCGAGGAAGCAGCCGAGGACGCCGAGGACGCCGCGTTACTGGCCGACGTGGCCGCGTTGCTGGCAGACGTGGCGGCGTTGCTGGCAGACGTGAGGGCGTTGCCAGCCTGCGTCGTCGCAGTCGCTGCTGACGTTGAGGCTGACGACGCAGATGATGCGGAGGATGTGGCGCTATTCGACGCACTTACTGCGGACGTCGCCGCCGCAGTCTCGCTGGACGCCGCCGCAGCCTCGCTGGACGCCGCCGCAGTCTCGCTGGAGAGC